TGCCGCCGCGCCCCCCGCGCCTGACCTGTCCCGCGGCTTCGCCACGCTGGCGGCCGAGGAGCGGCGCGTCCGCACCGAGCGAGAGGCGGTCAAGGCAGAGAAAGCCCAGCTCGCCGCGCTCACGCAGCAGATCGCTGCCGCGAAGACCAGTCCGCGCGAGGCCATGCGCCTGCTCGGGTTCACCGACGACCAGGTATTCGAGGCCCTGGCCGGCGGACCGCCCGCGGCACCCGCCGTCGACGAGCGCGTTGCGCGCCTCGAGCAGACCATCGCCCAGCGCGACGCCGCCGCGGAGACCGCGCGCAAGGCGGCCGAGCAGGCGCAGCTCGCGTCCCAGGCCGACCAGGTCATCACGAACTTTCGGAACGACGTCACCGGCAAGCTGAAGGCAGAGGCCGGTGAGAAGTACGCCCTGATTGCGGCGTACGGCGCGGAAAGCGAAGTCACCGCGCGACTGGAGAGACACCTGATGGAGACGGGCGAGCTGCTGCCTTGGGCGCAGGTCGCCGACGCCGTCGAGCAGGAGTGCGAGGCCAAGGCGAGAAAGGCCCTCGAGACGCCGAAGTTGAAGCTTGTTCCGGGCGAGACGCGGAACGGACCACCGAGCGAGCAGCGGTCCACGACCACCCTCACCAACCGCGGCACGACTGGCCCATCGGCAAGCCCGATGGCGCCGCTGCCGTTCGACCCCGACGCACGCACCGCCGAGATCCTTCGGCGTCGTGCTGCCTCGGCGTCCTGACCGGAGGCATGAACCATGGCGTTCGATCTCACGACTCTCGCTGACGACCTGAAGAACCGGTTCACGCCGGACTTCGTCGACAGCATGGTGTACCCGCGCAAGCCGCTGTTCGCTGCGCTCAAGAAGATGAAGGAGATGACGGGCGACAAGTGGTTGCAGCCCGTGGTCTTCGACGATCTTCAGGCGACGTCGGCGGACTTCACCACCGCGCAGACCCAGTCTGCCGCGGCCGCCCCCGGCCTCGACCGCTTCGAGGTCACGCGCATCAAGAAGTACAGCTTCGCGCGCGTCGACAACGAGACGATCCTGGCGACGAAGGGCGACCAGGGCGCGTTCTTCCAGGCGCTCACCAAGGCCATCGACCAGAGCATGTCCGCGCAGGGGCGCCGGCTGAACTGGGAGCTCTACAAGGAGGGCTGGGGGGACATCGGCCAGGTGTCCAACTCCGGGTTCGCCACCCCGACCCTGACGCTCACCAACCCGAGCGACGTGGTCCGCTACAGCAAGGGCCAGATCCTCTCCGCAAGCACCTCGCAGAACGCGGCCGTGCTGAAGGCGGGGACCCTGACCGTTGCCGGCGTGAACCGCGCGGCGGGAACCGTGACCATGACCGGCAACCTGTCGGCCGGGATCGCGACCATCGCGCAGAACGACTTCCTCTTCCTCCAGGGCGACCGGGAGGACTCGGGAAGCCCGACGCGTCGGTGCCTCGCCGGCATCGAGGCCTGGTGCCCCGCGACCGCTCCCGCGGCCACGGCGTTCTTCGGCGTCGACCGCACGCAGGACTCCCGCCTCGGCGGCCTGCGCTACGACGGCACCGGGCAGCCCATCGAGGAGGCGCTCATCGACGCGGCCTCCCTGGCTGGTCGCGAAGGCGCGCAGCTCGACTTCGGCGTGCTCAACCCGGTCACCTACGGACAGCTCATCAAGAGCCTCGGCTCGAAGGTGCAGTACGTCCGCATGGACCAGGGGAGCAACGAGGCCAAGGTGGGCTTCGAGGGCGTGCGCATCTACACGCCGGCCGGGCAGGTCGACTTCTTCCAGGACCAGGACTGCCCCAGCAACCGGGCCTGGATGCTCCAGCTGAACACCTGGCTGTTCGGCTCCATGGGCGACGTGCCCCGGATCATCAACACCGATGGTCTCGAGGTCCTGCGCGGGTCGAACTACGACGGTGTCGAGCTGCGGGTTGGCTACTACGGCAACCTGATCTGCAAGGCGCCGGGCTGGAACATCAACGTCCAGATCTGATTGAGCACGCGGTGGCTGGCGCGTGAAAGCGCGCCGGCCCTCGCGGCTCTCCCAGGGGAGACACCATGGCAAATCGAAGTTTCGTTCCCCTCGCCGGCACCGTGAAAAAGGGCGTCGTCAAGCTCTTCGGCGCGTTCCCGACGACCACCAGCGGTACGCTGGCCACGACCGGCTTCACGTCGGCGCGCAAGGCCGGATTCACGCTCTCCAAGACGGGGGCGAAGACGGGGCGCTACGACGTCGCGCTGCAGGACAAGTACATCGGCCTGCTCAACGTCGAGGCCAAGCCGAACGGCGCGGCCGATGCCGCCTACACCACGGCCAAGGGGATCAAGTGCATCCCCCGCAACGTGGCCGTCGCCGGCTCCGCGACCGCCAATGGATCGCTGCAGATCCAAATGGTCCGCACCGACACCGGGGCGGACGCCGAGGTCGAGGACGGCGCCACGCTCTACGTCGAGATCACCCTCGACAACAGCACGGCGTAAAGCCCATGGCCTACGACAAGGGAAAGTTGGCCGACGCCATCCGCCGCACCTCGCGGGTGAAGGACCTCGACAAGGATCCGGACCAGACGGACATGCGCAAGCCCTCTGTCGTGGGCCTGCAGGAGGCCATGCGCAAGCTCGGCAAGGCCCTCGTCGAGGAGGATTCCCCGCGCGCCGCCGAGGCGTTCCGGGACGCCTTCCAGATCTGCAACGGGTACGGCGAAGACGAGCCCGCCAAGGAGTAATCGCCGGTGGCGACCACCCTCCTCCAGTTCCGCAACCGGGCCCGCGATCGGGCGGACCTGGTTGCGGACATGTTCGTCACCGACGCCACCCTGAACCAGTGGATCAACGACTCCGTTTCGGAGCTGTACGATCTGCTCCTCCAGGCGTCGGAGGACTGGTATCTGACGAGCGCCCCGGTCACCGTGGCCGGGGCCTCGACGAGCTTCGCCACGCCCGCGGGCATGATCCGGTTCCGCGGCGTCGACCGGGACCTGGGCGGCGGGAAGTACGAATCGCTCAAGCGCGGCGTCTTCCGCGAGCGGTTCACGTACACCGAGCGCCGATACGTGCTGACCGCGGGCACCGTGCTGCTCTTCCCGGCGTCGAGCGCCGCGGGCAGCTACGTCCAGTGGTACACCCCCGTGTTCACGCCCCTGGTGGCGGATGGCGACTCCTTCGACGGCGTCAACGGTTGGGAAGAGTACGTGGTGGTGGACGTCGCGCTGAAGGCGCGCGTGAAGGGCGAGGAGGACGTGGGCGATCTGTTCACCGCCAAGGCGCTGCTGCGCGGACGCGTCCAGACGATGGCCGCCACGCGCGACACGTCGGAGCCCCCGCGCATCACCGACGTGCACGCGGACGACGAATACAGCGAGCTGTGGTGACCGGTGCCGAGCTTCTGGGACGCGAGTCGCGACCGGAACACTGACGCTGCGCGAGCGGAGATCGGCGAGCTCGAGCGCGCGCGTGATGGGCCGCTCGGGCTCCGCACGATCACCGTAGCTGCTTCCGCCGACGTCGACCCGTCCGCCCGCCAGATCCGCTTCGTCGGCGGTGCCGGTCAAACGCTCACGCTGCCCACGGCCAAGGCCATGGGCGACGGCACGGGGCAGTTCGTCGCCATCTCGAACGCGAGCGCATCGGCCGTGTCCGTGGTGCCGAGCGGCGCCGACACCCTCAACGGCGTGGCGACGGCCTACAGCGTGCCCGCCCGCTCGCTCGCGGTGTTCGCGAGCGATGCCCAAGGCGGCTGGTGGACGATCGCCGTGCCACCCGGAAGCCGCGTTGACGTGTTCACCGCCTCCGGGACGTGGACCAACCGCGGCGGCATGGTCTCATGGTACGGGATCGGCTGCGGGGCAGGCGGCGCCGGCGGCGAGCGCCTGGGCGTCAACCCCGGTGGCGGTGGCGGCGGGAGCGGCGGGGGATACGGCGAGCTGACCGGCATCGACGCATCCACGCTCCCGGCGACGATCGCGATCACCATCGGCACGCCAGGCGCAGGCGGCGCGGGGCGTGGAACCAACGGCAACGGCAACGACGGCGCGGACGGCGGCGCTGTCACGGCGGCCGGCGTGTTCAGCGTGCCCGGCGGAAACAAGGGCCTGGGAAGCGTCGGGGGTTTCGGCGGCGCTGGGGGCGCCAGCGTCCAGGGCAGCGGCGCAGGCGGCAACGGAGCGGTGGCG